ATGAAAGAAAATAGAATTTCAATTCAAGAAGCTGCAGAGATGATGGGAGTTACTCTCACATTTTTAAGAGAGGGAATTGCAAGAGGAAAGTTTTCTTTTGGTATTTCAATGACATTGAAAGAGAAAGGAAAGCGAAGAACATTTTATATAAACAAGAAACAGTTCTATGAATATTTAGGTCTTAAAGAAGAGGTTGAATATGAACAATAAAGAATCTATTGCAGAAACAAACGAGTTAAAACTTGTAAGAACGAACATAGGATATAGATTTGTTTATGAGATTTTAACAAAAAGAAAAGATGGCGAAGGATTGTCATGTTTTGTGAGTAGAGATGAAGAAGAGGCAAGAAAAATGTATGAAAAGTTGAAGAGGGAAATGAAGTAAGTTATGAGTAGTGCAGAAGAGTTAAGAGAAGAGCTAAAAGAGTTTCAAAAAACTTTTGATAAACTCACAAAGGAGTTCAACGATATATTTTATAAATTTATAGATTTCCCATATAAAGCAAAGCAACAGATGAATGAAATGCAAAAGAAACTTAATAGATTAGAAGAGATAGAAAGAAAGAGGAAGAGATAATGTCTGAAACAAAAACACTCAAAGAGCTAGGTTGGAAGATATACAAGAAGAGACAAAATCAAATAATTTATCAAAAATATAGTAGTGAAAATCTTCTAATAATTAGAAAGAGTGAAAAATATATAGAACTAAAAAATATTCATTCTCTAACTTTTGAAGAGTTCGAAGCAATAAAACTTGCATATAAAGAATTCACTTATGGAGAATTTGTAAAGAAAGAAATAAAGAAAAATAGAAAAGAAATAGAGGAGATGAAAAGAGATGGTAAAAAGTTATGATGATTTTAGTGCTTCAACTAAATTAGAAAGTTTTGTTGATTATAGCAAAATTAAAGAAAGTACAATAAGCAAAATATCAAATTTAACAGAAAAAGAGACTATAGAAGACACAGAAGATATAGAAGATAAAGAAAATGAGATATTTTTCAAAGGTTGTATGTATGGAATGTTAGTTGCATTTGCAATAATGCTTTTTATTATGAATTTTATAAAAGAAATGATCTAATAAAATTTTAAAAAAGTTTAAAAAGGAAGAGGTAGTTATGAATAGTGTAAATTTAATTGGAAGATTAGTTAAAGACCCGGAACTAAGATACATAAGTGGTACAGACAGTGTTTACTGCAGATTCACTCTTGCTGTAGATAAAGGACTATCAAAAGAAAAGAAACAAGAGTTAGAAGCAAAAGGACAGCAAACAGCAGATTTTATAAATATAGTTGTTTGGGGGAAACAAGCAGAAAACTGTCAAAAATATTTACAAAAAGGAAGAAATGTAGCAATTCAAGGAAGATTACAATCAGGAAGTTATACTACACAAGACGGAACAAGAAGATTTGTTACAGAAGTATGGGCAGAAAGAGTACAGTTTATAGACTGGGGAGACGGCAAAGAAAAAGCAGCAGATCCTTTTGATAATTTTGATTTAGGATTTGAAGAGGCAAAGGATGAAGAAATTCCTTTTTAGTAATTGAAATAATGAAAGGAGATATAGTATGAAAAACAAATTAGCAGACTTAAATAATCATTTATTTTTAGAACTTGAGAGACTTAATGATGAAGATTTGACAGGAGAAGAATTAGCAGAAGAAATAAAAAGAGCAGAAAGTATAACAAAAATAAGCAATGCAATTATATCAAATGCAAATGTAGTTTTAAGAGCAGTTCAAATAAAAGGAGAGTATTGTGGTTTAAAAGAAAATGACTTAAAGATGCTTGAGTAAATATTATGAAAAAATATAGAAAATATACACCTGAAGCAATAGAATTTATAAAACAAAATTATGAAACTATGAGATGCAAAGAAATGTTAAAGATTCTAAATGAAGAATACAGTCTTAATATAAATATTGCAAGTCTTTATAATTTCAAGCAAACTAATGGGCTTACCACAAAAATCCCCTGGAACAAAGGGACTAAAGGATTAACAAAAGGAAATTCAGGAAGTTTTAAAAAAGGTAATGTACCAAAAAATAAAGGGACTAAGGGACTTTCAAGACCTAATAAAACAAGTTTTAAAAAAGGAAATATTCCGGATAACATAAGAGAAGTAGGTTCTGAAAGAATAAATAAATATGGATATATTGAAATAAAAGTAGCAGAGCCTAATAAATGGAATTTAAAACATAGATATATTTATGAAAAACATTTTGGAAAAATTCCAAAAGGAAAGATTGTAGTTTTTTTAGATAGGAATACTCAAAATTTAAGTATTGACAATTTAGAGTGTATAACAAAGTATGAAAATTTAATTATGAATAATAGAGGTTATTATTCTACAGATCCTGAAATAACAAAAACAGGATTAAATGCAGTAAGGTTAGAAATCAGTATAAGAAATAGAAAAAAGGAGAAGAAATAATGAATCCAACAGCAGCAAAGAAATTAATGATAGCAGAAAGTCCAGTTTTTTATGATGGAGTTGAATATGATAAAATTCAATCTCTTATTTTCAAAAAAACAGAAAACGGAATTAAAGCATGTGCAGAATTAATAGACAAGAACAAAAATTCTATAACAGTAGCTTTTTTAAAAGATATAAAATCAGAAGAAAATGAGGATAAAGAAAAAATTGATATTGATGATTTATATTTCGAGGGATTACAGAGTGAATTTAAAAGAAATTCTTTACTTTGTATAAATAGTCTTGGGATTTCTAATTATAAATTAGCACTAACAGAAATAAGAGCAATAATAAGTGTTATAACAGATTTAGAAGAGGCATTAGAACAAAAAGTAGTTTCTAAAGATGAAGAGGAAGAAGCAAAATAAAAAAGCACTTTTTCAAGTGCTTTTAAGTGGTATATCTTATCAAAACTTTTACAAGTAATGAGAAGATAAAACATTTCTAATCAATGTTATTATACCACAATTTATCGAAAAATGCAAGAAAAAGAGGGATAAAATCTACCTCTTTTGTGAGCTTGTAGTAGGTATTATCTTTTCGACCATATAAAAAAAGAAAAGAAAAATATAAAAAAATTGGTGGTATTATGAAAGAACATTTAGGATTTAGTTTTACCAGGGAAAAGAAGATATACTGTGGAGATAAATATATGGAAGTTGATATTTATCCAATGGTAGTTTCAAGAAGAAGAAAAGGAAAAAGATCTAAAAAAACAAAAGAAAGTATATCTGTACAAAAAAACTTAAATGAAAAAAATGCTAGGAGAAAATTTATTCAATTAGCAGAAACAAACTTTGGAGATGGAGATTTAGTATTACATCTAACATACAATGATAAAAATCTTCCAAAAAGTGTTGAAGAAATGGAAAAAAACATTAGCAACTATTTAAGAAGACTTAAAAGAAAAAGAAAAGCAGAGGGACTTGATGATTTAAAGTATATACTCGTTACTTCATATACTACAAAAGAAGATGAAGAAGAGGGGGTGGAAAGTGTAAGACCACATCATCATGTAATAATCAATTCAGGATTAGATAGAGATGTAGTAGAAGATTTATGGAGAAAAAGAAAAAAGAAAGGAGAAAAGAAAGGCAGCATAATAGGAATAGCAAATGTTAGAAGATTGCAATATGATTATTCAACAGGGATAACAAAAGTTAGTGAGTATCTTGCAAGAAATTTAACAAAAAAAAGAAAGTGGACGTGCAGTCAAAATTTGAAAAGACCTGAAAGTAGAAACAATGATTTTAAATATAGCAAGAGAAAAGTTGAGAAAATCATTAGAGAGGGATTTGACAAAAAATATTGGGAACTGCAATATCCAGGTTGGGAAATAAGAGATAAAAACAAAGGATATGAAACAGTTTATAACGAACTTACAGGTTGGAGTATCTATTTGAAGTTAAGAAGAAAAGAATGAATAGGTTAGATATAACAAAGGGGATTAAAAGGAGATAAACTAATGGCAGTAGATGGATCTATGTTAAACAAATATGTTGATAAAAAAATAAAAATCTTTTTTGTAAATGATGAATGCTCTGTAAAAGGCACACTTACAAAAGATGGTAAAAAATTTATTTTAAAAAATGCACAAGAAAATACTAAATTAACTATATCAAAAATTGCAGCGATAAAAGAAGAGGTTTAAGTAATGAATATAGGAAATTTAAGATACAGAAATTTAGTTGATGATTTGTTACTCATAAACGTTGATAAATTAACAGCTAATGAACTTTTAGAACTAAACAATAATATTATAAAACTCAATACTGAAATCGGGAAAGAACTTATAAAGAGAAATATTTTCGTAAATAATGATTTAAATAATTCATCAAAATTAGAGTTTAATACAAGACTAAGTGAAGAAGTAGCAAAAAGACATTATGAAAATGATGATGAAGATAGCTGGATTGCAAACGTGTCAAAATTTGTAGTTTATACCAGTTTTGTTGAAGGAGTAAACTTTATTTTCGAATTGTTAAAAAATTTTGAAAAAGAACAAAAAATATTTTGGAAATCTAATGAAAATGAGGAGTGAAACAATGAATAATTTAACAAATAAAATTCAAGAAACAATGAAACACTTTAAAAACTCATATATAAATAACAATTTAGAAGTTATTTTATTGCCAAAAACAAATGGATATTTTGCAATAAAAAATTGCAAAAACGAAATAGATATTAATTGTAAAATTTTAGAAAATATAAGCAGGGATTGTTTTAAAACACAACATTATAGCAGATTAAAAGATAATAAAAATATGTGGAATGAAAATTTAATGGCTTTAAATAATGCTTTAAAAACAGATTTTTCACAACAAGATATAGAATTAATTTATAACAAATTAGGAAATGGAATTAATCATGAATTGACAAAAAAATTCGTTGAGAGTAATTTTGATATAGAGGTGTTAAAATGATTAATGAAAAAAAGAAATTTCAAAGTTTAAAGAATAATGCTCAAGGGAGATTCTTTGAAGAACAGATTGAGAGAGCTTGTAATTACTATCGTGAAAAAAATATAGCAAATATACATAAAGTTTCAGAACCCTTTAGAGTTCTAAAAAAATTACCTGGTGGAAAATTTCAAGGGCAATTTTTGAGAAAAGCAGAACCTGATTTTAAAGGGTGTCTGCTAAATGGACAATGTATAGTTTTTGAATGCAAATATACAAGTCAATCAAAAATACAAAGAAGCATATTGTCAGAAAATCAAAATGCAGAACTTGAAAGAAACAACAACCTAAACTGCATAACTGCTGTTTGCATTTGCTTTGCAGAGGGACTTACAGAAAGATATTTCTTTGTTCCGTTTGATGTTTGGTTGAACATGGAAAAGTACTTTGGAAAGAAAAGTGTAACTGCAGAGGATTTAAAAAGTTTTGAAGTGTTTTACAAGCATAGCATAGGAATTGACTTTTTAAAAAACATAAAAATAAAAATTGAAAAAGGAGAATAAAAATGAAACTAGTATATGTAATCACAATACTTTTTATAGCAAGTTTTATAATAGCAGGAATTAATTTATGGGAAATTAGGTGTAAAGATTTAGAATTAAGAGAAAAAACTTATGCAAAAAGAATTTTGGAGCATCAATATACTAATTTACAAAATGATTTTAAAATAAGAGATGCAGAAAGAAAAGAAGTTATTGAAGATCTAAAAAAAGAGAATGGAAGTTTGAAAGAAAAATTATTTAAAGAAAAACACTCAAAATATTCACACAGAGTTATTTTCATAAATGATATTAGTGATGAGTACATTGATGAAGAGGAATATGAATTTATTGCTGCTGTAATAGGAAAAAACGAAGATAAAAAAGGATATATAGAGATAAATAATAACTTATTCAAAATTAAAGATATTGATTGTGTGATAAAATTAAATAAGGAGTAAAATATGAATAAAGATATATTTGTTGCTGCATTTGAAAAGAAGTTATATCACTATTCACACAAAGAAGAAACATTACAAAACATTAGTGAAAGATTAGAGTATATAGAATCTGAACTAACAAATGTTGGAAGTTCAAATCCAACATCATATAGTAGTGGAAGTTCAGATTATAATGTTGTGGAAAACAAGAGATTGAATTTATTAAGTGAGCAAATAGCTCTTTCGCAACAATTAAAAAAAGTTGAATATGAATATTTAGAAATTAAAAAAGGTTTGAGTTATTTGAACAAAGAAGAATTAGAATTAATAGATTTAAAGTATTTTAAAAAATGGGATGTAGAAAAAATAGAAAAATCTAAATTTATTTCAAGAAGTGTGATTTATGATAAACTAAATAAAGCTCTTTTAAAAATGACTGAAAGATTAGTTGGAAATAGGAGATAAAGTTCGGACAAAGTCCGTACACTATTAGAAAAAATACATGTTATAATTATATTATAAAATATTGTAAAATATACATTAGAAATGTGTTCATGAGAACCTCCTTTCATATATTTATAGCAAGAAGAGAGTAATGTTTAGTTATTCTCTTTTTGTTTTATAAAAGTCAATAATATTTTATACCTACCCCCATAAGAGTTATAGAAAGGTGGAAGTTAAAGTATGAAAATTATCCGACCTGATAAAACACCAGGACACCGTGCAGCTTATGAAAAGAATAGGAAGAAGATACTAGCAACACAGAATGTGTGTGGGATTTGTGGCAAGGAAATTGATATGACTTTAAAGACTCCAAACCCATTAGCACCTTGTGTGGATCATATAATTCCAGTTGCTAAAGGTGGTCATCCGAGCGACATAAAAAACTTACAGCTAGCACACTGGCAATGTAATAGACAAAAAAGTGATAAGTTATTTTTGAATATAGAAAAGAAAAAAACAATAGAAATTGGAAACCGAAATTTACCACAGTCAAATGACTGGATAAACTATAAAGAAAAGTGAGATAAGTGGGGTATACCACCCCCTCTCTCGGTCGCTAGCCCTTCATTCTGTCGACTGTACAAATTTTCTCACGCGAAAAAAGGAGATTTTAATGGAAAATTATAGAGGAATAAATTATCTAAGAGATAAGTTAAATCAACTAAAGCAAAGAGTTTCGTTAAGGTATGATTATTATACTATGAAACATAAAATTTCACAAAAAGGTATAACAATTCCGCCCGAAATTAGACAAAAATATGAATCAACTTTGGGTTGGTGTAGCAAGGCGGTTGACAATTTAGCAGATAGACTAAGTTTTAAAGAATTTGGTGATGATGTTTTTGAAATTAATGAAATTTTTAAAATGAATAATCCTGATGTGTTCTTTGATAGTGCGATTTTAAGTGCATTAATTGCTTCTTGTTGTTTTGTTTATATTTCACAAGGAGATGAGGATATTCCAAGACTTCAAGTGATAGAGGGTGATTGTGCTACAGGAATTATAGATCCTATTACAAATTTATTGACAGAAGGTTATGCGATTTTAAACAAAGATGATAACGGAAATGCAATTTTAGAAGCTTATTTTATCCCGGGTAGAACCGATTATTATATTGACGGGAAATATGCTTATAGTTATCAAAACAAAGCACCTTATGCACTTTTAGTACCGATTATTTACAGGCCGGATGCGAAAAGACCTTTTGGGCATAGCAGAATTACCAGAGCGTGTATGTATTATCAAAGTTTTGCAAATAGAACATTTGAAAGAGCGGATATTACAGCAGAATTTTATTCTTTCCCTCAAAAATATGTAGTGGGATTGAGTAATGATGCAGAACCAATGGATAGTTGGAAAGCTACAATTTCAAGTATGTTACAGTTTACAAAAGATGAACAAGGAGACAGCCCAAAGCTAGGGCAATTTACGACACCAAGTATGTCTCCATTTACAGAACAATTAAGAACCGCAGCGGCGGGATTTGCAGGGGAAACGGGACTAACTTTGGACGATTTAGGTTTTGTAAGTGATAATCCTAGTTCAAGCGAGGCTATAAAAGCTAGTCATGAAACTTTAAGAATGTATGCCAGAAAGGCTCAAAAAACATTTGGAAGCGGATTTTTAAATGTTGGTTATCTAGCTTGTTGCTTAAGAGATGATTTTGCATATAGGAGAAATCATTTCTATAATTTGAAACCAAAATGGCAACCTGTATTTGAACCGGATGCTGCAACATTGTCAAATATTGGAGATGGTGCAATAAAAATCAATCAAGCAATACCAGGATTTTTTGATAGCAAAACATTATCTGACTTAACGGGAATTGAAGGGGCAAATAATGAGTAATATTAATAATATTGATGAAGTTATTGAAAACATAATTAATCATTTTGATGAAGGATGGAAGCAAAGCAAAGAAATAAAAACCGCTCTTGAAATTTTAACAAAAGAAAAAGCGACTTTCGAAAATGCTAATGATTTAGCAAAAGAAGTTGGAAATATTTTATCGAAAGTTTTTGAAAAAGACATAAAATCAGATATGCTATACAATAAAAAAATGTATCAAGAAATGGCAGAAAAGCTTGTAAATGCAAGTTTAAAAAAGGCTCATGAAGTTATCACAGACTATTCCACTAATGTTATGAAAAACCTGAATAAAACTGCACAAGTAAGTGGAGGGGTAATAACTCCAAGTTTTAATCAAGATAAAGCGAATGGAATTATTGTGAGATTGGTTAGAGATGATTATAACAAAATAAAATGGATATTAGATGAACCGATAAAAACTTTTTGTCAAAGTATTGTTGATGATACTATAAAAGAAAATGTAAATTATCATTTCGAATTAGGGTATAGTCCGGTTGTTAGAAGGATATCAAGAAGAAAATGTTGTAAATGGTGTGATAAATTAGTTGGAACATATAGTTATCCAGATGTTCCAGCAGATGTCTATAGAAGGCATAACCGTTGTAATTGCATTGTTGAATATTTTCCAGGAGATGGAAAAAAGCAGAATGTTTGGACGAAGAAAAAAACGTGGGCAAAAAATTTGAAAAAAAGCGAAAATAATGATAAAATAGAGAAAAGAAAAAGAATAGGGATAAAAAAAGAAGCAGACAAGACAGAGGTTTCTTTACAATCTCAATTAACTTATATTGACAAAATGACTAATGAAAAATCTTTTATTCCTAAAAACACCATAATTACAGATTGCAAAACAATAGCAGAAGGAAGAGAAATTAGAATAGTCGAAAAATTATCTGATAAATATGGTGGCAGGATAAAAAACTGGAAAAAAAGAGTTGGAAAAGTTGAAAGTGCGAAATATATACATGATATTCATTGGTATGAAAATAAGAATAAACAATATGGAGCTAAAGTAAAATATAGAAAGAGGAAATAAAATGAATACAATTGAAGTTTATCAAAGTGAATTTAATAAAACAATACCATTAGAATATATTGGAAAGGTAAAATATATTGGAGAAACTTTTGGAGTTGATGGATTAACAAATAATAATATTTATAATGTGGTGTTTGATAAGGATAATAATATAAAAATTGTTGATGATAGTGGAGAGGACTATTTGTATGATTTAAACAACCCAAAACCATTGGATGATAGTTCAAAAGGTGGTAGGTTTTATATAATTGATGATGTAAAGGGTATTTTATCAAAAACAATTAAATAACATAGAAGCAACTGTAAAATCTTTATAGTTGCTTTTTTATTGTTAAAAAAGGATATAGTAGATTGACGAAGAAAAAAATAGGAAATCAAAAACCCACACAGTCTTTAATTTTATCAACAAAAAATAGTGATTACAAAGAAGCAATTGAACTTTATGAGAGAAGTGGAAGAAAATCACAAAAATGGCAAACTAACTTATTAAAAGCCATTCTTTCAAAGACAAAGAAAGGTCTTTGGGTTCATACAAAATTTGGATATTCAGTACCTCGTAGAAATGGTAAAAACGAAATTATAGCAATGAGAGAATTATATGGACTCAATAAAGGGGAACATATAAATCATACTGCTCACAGAACAACAACTTCTCATGCTGCTTGGGAGAGATTACTTAGAATAATATCTAGAGCAGGATTTAAAGAAGATATTGACTATACAAGTTTAAGAGCATCAGGAAGAGAAAAAATAGAATTTTTAAAGACAGGTGGAGTAATTGAGTTTAGAACAAGAACTTCAACTGGAGGACTTGGAGAAGGCTTTGACCTTTTAGTCATAGATGAAGCACAAGAATATACAGACGATCAACAAAGTGCTTTAAAATATGTTGTAACAGACAGTCAAAATCCACAGACTATATTTTGTGGAACTCCACCAACTCCTGTAAGTTCTGGAACAGTATTTACTAAGTTAAGAAAAAAAACCTTAAACGGAGAAACTAAAAATACAGGATGGGCGGAATGGTCTGTTGAAGAGCAATCAGACATTTATCAAAAAGAACTATGGTATCTTACTAATCCGTCTTTGGGTACAGTTTTTACAGAAAGAAGTGTTGAAGATGAAATTGGAGATGATGAGGTAGATTTTAACATTCAAAGGCTTGGACTTTGGATAAGATATAATCAAAAATCTGCAATTTCAAAAGTTGATTGGGATAATTTAATTGTTAATACAATTCCTAAATTTAAGGGAAAATTATTTGTAGGAATAAAATATGGAGCGGATGGAACAAATGTTTCAATGAGTATTGCAGTTAAGACTGAAGATGAAAGAATTTTTGTAGAGAGCATTGATTGTCAGTCTGTAAGAAATGGTAATACTTGGATAATAAACTTTTTAAAAAATGCAGATATTGCAGATGTTGTTGTTGACGGGCAGTCAGGACAAAAAATACTTGCAGATGAAATGAAAGAGTTTAAAATAAAAGCACCAATTTTACCGACAGTTAAAGAAGTAATTGTTGCAAACTCTATGTGGGAACAAGGAATATACCAAAATAGTATTTGTCATAACAATCAACCATCACTAACAAAAGTTGTAACCAACTGTGAAAAAAGATTAATTGGAAGCGGAGGGGGATTTGGATATAAATCACAATTTGAAGATAATGACATTTCTTTGATGGATAGTGCATTATTAGCACATTGGATATGCAGTATATCAAAACCTGCTAAAAAGCAAAAAATAAGATATTAAAATTAAATATTTGATTATTAAAGACACCTTTTAAAGTGTCTTTTTTAATATAAAAATACAGAATCAAACTGGACAAATAGGAGGAAAAAGAATGAGTGAATTTAAAGCAATCACTACACAAGAAGAATTAGATTCTATAATCGGAGAGAGATTGAAAAGACAAAAAGAAAGTATCTCAAAACAATATACAGATTATGAGGAGCTAAAAACAAAAAACGTTGATTTAGAAAAAGAATTGACAGAACTTAAGAAAAGTTTAGAAAGTTCAACATCAAGTAAAACAGAACTTGAAAAACAAATTGAAGAATTGACAGGAAAAGTCAAAGCACATGATTTATCATCTCTTAAAATAAAGTATGCTCTTGAAAATGGCATACCTTATCATTTAGCCGGCAGAATTTCAGGAGATGATGAGGATAGTATAAAGGCAGATGCACAAAGTTTATCAGACTTTTTCAAATCACAAACAACGCCACCACCTTTGAAAAGCACAGAGACAAATACAAAAGGAGAAGATGTGGCATACCAAAATATATTAAAAGGATTAAAAGGAGAATAAAATTATGGCAGTATTATCAAAGGGTACATTATTTGACCCTGAACTAGTAACAGATTTAATTAACAAAGTAAAAGGCAAATCATCACTTGCGGTTTTATCAAAACAAGTACCAGTATCTTTCAATGGAAATAAAATATTTACTTTTACTCTTGATAAAGATGTAGATGTTGTTGCAGAAAATGGAAAAAAATCAGAAGGTGGAGTATCTGTTGAACCTGTTAAAATTATACCAATTAAAATTGAGTATGGTGCAAGAATTTCAGATGAATTTTTATTTGCAGCAGATGAAGAAAAAATTAATGTTTTAAAAGCATTTAATGAAGGGTTTGCAAAAAAAGTTGCAAGAGGATTAGACCTTATGGCAATGCACGGAGTAAATCCAAGAACAAAATTAGCTTCAACAGTTATCGGAACTAATCATTTTGATAACTTGGTTTCTCAAAAAGTAGTTTATACAAAAGCACAAGTTGAAGAAAATATTGAATCGGCAATAGCACTTGTTCACGGTTCTAATGGAGTTGTTTCAGGAATGGCAATGTCAACTGAAATGTCTTCTGAATTAGCAAAACTTAAAGTAAATGGAGTTAAGCAATATTCTGAACTTGCTTGGGGAGCAAATCCAGGTTCAATAAATGGATTACCTGTTGATATTAACACAACGGTATCAGAAGGAATCGACAACAAAGAAAAGGCGATTGTTGGCGATTTTGCTAATATGTTTAAATGGGGATATGCTAAAGAAATTCCTTTAGAAGTAATAGAATTTGGAGATCCTGATAACTCCGGAAAAGACTTAAAAGGATATAATCAAGTATATTTAAGAGCAGAAGCGTATATCGGATGGGGAATTTTAGACGAAAAAGCTTTTGCTAGAATTGTGGAGGCATAATATGATTTATAAAAATATTGTAACAGGGGCTATCATTGATAGTCCTTGTCTAATTTCGGGAGGAGACTGGGAAGAAGTTGAAGACACTACTACTGAAGAAGTAGAAATTGAAGAAGTGGAAGAAGCTACTGAAGAAGCAAAAGAACCTAAAAAAGGAAAAAAATCAAACAAAAAGTAGGTGGCAAAAATGAGTAATTTTGCAACTATTGAAGATATAATTAGTCTGTTTAGAGAATTGAACAATGAAGAAATAAAAAGAGCAACAGCATTACTACCAGTAGTATCTGATAGTTTAAGAGTTGAAGCAAAAAAGGTTGGGAAAGACCTTGATAAACTTGCAGAGGACAACTCGTTTTCTAATGTTTTAAAATCAGTTGTTGTAGATATTATATCAAGGACACTACTTACCAGCACTAATAACGAACCAATGATTCAAACTTCTGAAAGTGCCTTAGGTTATTCATTCAGTGGAACGTTTTTAAATCCGGGTGGAGGATTATTTATAAAAAATAGTGAGTTATCAAGACTTGGACTTAAAAAGCAAAGATATGGAGTGATTAATTTCTATGAGTAGATTAAAAGGCATAACTATTACATTAATTAATAAGTTAGAAAATGGAAAGGATCCTTTTGGAAATCCAGTTTTAGTAGAAAAAGAAATAAAAGTAAATAATGTATTAGTTGGACAACCTACCACAGAGGATATAACAAATTCATTGAACTTATATGGCAAAAAAGCGGTCTATACGTTAGCTATTCCTAAAAGTGATACGAATATATGGGAAGACCAGGAAGTAATTTTTTTTGGACAAAAATTTCGCGTTTTTGGGGGAGTTATAGAAGGAATAGAAGATATGATTCCTTTAAGTTGGCATAAGAAAGTTATGGTGGAACGATATGCTTAAAAATTTCAAGATAAATAAGCAAGGAGTTAGTGAACTTATGAAGTCAACTCCAATGCAATCAGTGTTAAGTGAAAAAGCAAAAGCAATTGCTGCAAGGTGTGGTTCCGGATATGAAACAGACATATACATTGGAAAAACAAGAGCAAATGCTTCTGTTGGAGCGAAGACAAAAAAAGCAAAAAGAGACAATTATAAGAATAACACATTATTAAAAGCGGTTAGATAATATGATTGAAATAGTAATAAGAGAATTTTTGAAAAACAATTTAAAAGTTGATGTTTTTTTGGAACATCAAGAAAATGAGCCTGAAAGTTTTGTAATTTTTGAAAAAACTTCAAGTTCAAAAGCTAATCATTTAAAATCTACTACTTTTGCTTTTCAAAGTTATGCAAAAAGCTTATTTAAAGCTTGTGAACTAAATGAAAAGTTAAAAGAAGCAGTTGAAAAAATGATAAGTTTAGATGATATAGTATCTGTAAAACTGAATAGTGATTATAATTTTACAGATGAAGAAACTAAAAGATACAGATATCAATCTGTATTTGAAATCAAACATTATTAAAAAAGGAGAAAAAATGGCAGATACAAAAAACGTAAGTTATGGGAAACCTAAAGTGGGCGGAGCAATAAGTGTTGCACCACTTGGAACAGTATTACCAACAGATGCAAAAACTGCACTTAATGAGGCTTTTAAAAATTTAGGTTATATTTCAGAAGATGGGTTAAATAATGAAAACAGTCCAGAATCTGAAAAAATTAAGGCTTGGGGTGGAGAGGTAGTTTTAGCAACTCAAACAGAAAAACCAGATACATTTACTTATAAATTGATTGAGGCACTAAACACAGATGTTTTAAAAGAAATATATGGAGACAAAAATGTAACTGGCACTTTAGAAACAGGAATTACTGTTGAAGCAACAAGTGATTCTGCAGAACCACATGTCATAGTTATAGAAATGATATTAAAAGGTGGAATAATAAAAAGAATTGTAATTCCAAATGGAGTAATTACTGAAATCGGAGAAATAAATTATACTGACGAAGATGCAATAGGTTATGAAGTAACAATTGAAGCACTTCCAACTAATGGAAATAAAACTCATACTGAATATATCGTAAAAGGAGAATAACAATGATTAAGGGAATTACTAAATCTGGTTTTAAATTTGAAATTTCAGACAAAGCTTTAGATGACTTTGAACTATTAGAGTTAATGGCGGATGTGGACTCTAATCCTCTTTTAGTTCCTAAAGTTTTTGAAAAACTTTTAGGAAGAAAACAAAAAGAAAACTTAATAGAATTTTTAAAGAAAAAAGATGGATATGCTTCTACTGAAAAGATGAGTAAAATTTTAGAAGAAATTTTAAAAAGCAATCAAAAAGTAAAAAACTAGTATTCCTTGCTGGAGTTATAAAAGAAAATGAGGATTTAATAATTTGCGATCTTGCTGAAACATATAACATAATAGACTACAAGAAATTGCCACTATCAACAGTGGCAATTTTAGTTTATGGACTTCGCGACAATTCAAGATTAAAAATGAAAATTCTTAATTCAAAAATGGAAATTAAAGACTATTTATTAGCAGGAATTTTAGATAGATTAACCCTTTTAGTTTATGCAAATACTAAAGATGCACAAAAGGGAAGGAATAAACCTAAAATGTTATTAGATACAATTGAAAAATCTAAAGACAATGTAAGTAGTTTTAATTCCGGTAAGGATTTTGAAAAAGCAAAAGCAAACATACTAAAAAATATAAAAGAAAAGGAGAGTGATAATAATGAGTGATATTGGTAAAGCCTACGTCCAAATTGTTCCGTCTGCAAAAGGACTTGAAGGAGCAATAAGTGGACAATTAGACGGAGAAGCTTCTAAAGCTGGACAAAGTGCAGGAACAAGTATAGTTTCTACGTTGAAAAAGGTCTTTATTGCAGCGGGAATAGGAAAAGCTCTATTATCAACTCTTACAGAAGGTGGAAAACTTCAACAATCTTTGGGAGGTATTGAAACACTTTTCAAAGATAATGCAGATAGAGTAAAAGGTTATGCAAAAGAAGCATACAGAACAACAGGGCTTTCAGCTAATGCTTATATGGAAAATGTAACAGGCTTTAGTGCAAGTTTACTTCAATCTTTAGGCGGAGATACAAAAAAGGCTGCTGAAACTGCAAATATGGCTATGATAGATATGGCAGATAACAGCAACAAGATGGGGACTTCAATGGAAGCTATTCAAAATGCTTATCAAGGTTTTGCTAAACAAAATTATACAATGTTAGACAATTTAAAACTTGGTTATGGTGGAACTAAAAAGGAGATGGAACGTCTTCTTAAAGATGCACAAAAGATAACTGGTGTTAAGTATGATATAAACAACTTAAATGATGTTTATGAGGCAATTCACGTTATACAAGGCGAATTAGACATCACAGGAACAACTGCAAAAGAAGCATCAACAACTCTTACAGGTTCTTTTAATGCTATGAAAGCATCCTTTCAGGACGTTTTAGGAGCATTAGCACTTGGAGAGGGACTTGAACCTGCTCTTCAAGGGTTGGCAGGGACTGTAAGTACTTTCTTGTTCGGCAATTTAATACCTATGATTGGAAATATTTTAGCACAACTTCCAGGAATGTTAATAACTTTTCTACAAATAGCATTACCACAATTTGTTCAAATGGGAACAGATATGATAAATTCATTAGCAAGTGGTTTTGACTTTGGAATGGATGGTTTTTGGGCTAATTTTAGTGAAATGATAAATGTATTTTTAACAGATTATTTACCACAGTTTTTAGAAACCGGTGTAAGTCTTATAACAGAACTTACAAATGGACTTATAAGTGCTTTGCCAAATGTTATAACCGGAATGGGAGAAATACTTGATACAATGCTTGTGATTTGTTTTGATGCACTTCCAAAGATATTACAAGCAGGGTATGATATAATAAAAAATTTAGCAATGGGAATTTGGAATAACCTTCCGGCTATAACAAAGAGTATAGTAGATGTTCTTGATAAACTTTTAAGAACAATACTTGATAATTTGCCCCAATTTTTAGAAAAAGGGATTGAATTAATTGGAAGGATGGCTATGGGAATTTGGAATAATCTTCCACAGATTATTTCAACTCTAACTAATTTACTAATAGCTTTAATTAGAAAAATAGGAGAATATTTGCCCCAATTTCTACAAAAAGGGGTAGAGTTAATTGGTAAAATGCTTGCCGGTATAGTTCAAAAAGCTCCAGAATTAATTGCAAAACTTCCGGCAATAATAGTACAAATTTTAGCATCTATTGGAAGGTTTACAGCAGAGTTTGTATCTATGGGGGGACAACTTCTAATGGGTCTTGCAAGAGGTATTGCAGGAGCCGTTAAAAATGTAATATCTTCTGCAATAGATGCTTGTAAAAGTGTTGTAAATAAAGTTAAAAGTTTTTTTGGTATTCACTCTCCATCAAGAGTTTTTGCAGAAATAGGAGAATTCTTAAACTTAGGACTTGCTGAAGGTATAGAAGACAATATTAAACCTGTTCAAAATGCAATGGAAGAAGTAGCAAAAGAAACTCAAAGAAGTTTCACAAGTGAATTGAATCATAATATAATTAGCACAAACCCACAATCAATGTTCGAAAAAACAAACGGAGAAAATGCTTTAATAACAAATTCAGATAGAGACAATAAAACTCATATTGAGTTAATATTGCATCTAGGAAACAATGTTTTTAAAACTTTTGTTGAAGATATAACAAATTTACAAGATGAGAAACTTGAACTTGAATTAGCATATTAGGAGGTAGTATGGGATATAAATTAATATTTAATAATATAAACTTAGATGATACAATAGCAGACTATACTACAATTGATGTTAAAGGAAGAGGACTTTTTGTAAGGAATATCAATTCAATATCAATCTCTGGAAGAGATGGAGAATATATAACAGAAAGCAAATATCCTGGAAGAAAAGTAATAGTTGATTTTCTTATAAACTCTAAAAATCATTTAGAATATTTTAAAACAATGCAAAAGTTAAATAATAGCATAAATTCTGATAAAGATGTTATTTTTAAAGTAACAGATGAAGATGGATATAGACTAGGTAGAGTTACAGAAGTTACAGATCCTGCACTTAATAAAGGTGTAGGGTCTTTTACTATATTCTGTCAGAACCCTTTTGTTTTTGGCGATAAATTAACAGTAGATAAGACAATAAAATCAAAATACAGTCTTGATGTTAAAATAGAAAACATAACTGCAAAAATAACAAATGGAACAAATAAAGTTATTTTAAGAAATGAAACTAAAGGAACAAAAATTATTCTAAATGGGAATTTTACTAAGGATGATATTTTAGAAATATCAAAAGAAAAAATTTTTTTGAATAAAAAAGATATTAAATCATATTTAGACTTTGTAGAAAGTGATTATCACGATTTTAAACTTTTTGATAATAATGTTGTAACAATAACAAATGCAACTAACTTAAAAATAGAGTACAGGGAAAGGTGGTATTAATGAAATCAGGAATATTTTTATTTAACAATAAACAAGAATTAATAGACACTATTTCTCCGGAAGACTTAACAGAAAACACCCAAGAAATTGAATTAAACGGACTTATAACAGCTACTGCAATTACAAAATATAATAAGGAAATTGAAAAAGCAGAATATTTTGGAGTAAAAGAATTAAACAATTTTTGGCTTTATAAAATCAGAAAAAATATTAAAGAAAATGGAATGATAACTCTACAAGGTATTCATATACTCTTTGATGATCTAAAAGGTCAAGTCTTAAGAGATATAAGACCTACAAAGGTTACTGCTGCAGAGGCGTTTAATAAAATTTTAGAAAATAGCACTTGGAAGGTTGGAGTTAGTAAAGCAACAACAATTTCAAGTGCTAATTTTTATTATAAATCTGTACTATCTTCTTTTTCAGAAGCATTAAAAAAATGGAATTGTGAATTTATACCACATATAGAATTTAAAGATGGAAAAATTCTTTCAAAGACTATAAATCTATATGACAAAATATCAAATGATAATGGAAAATGGTTTGAATATGGAGATGAACTCCTAACAGTTGTTGCTGAAACAGATAAAGATATTTATACAGGCTTTATTGGACTTGGCAAAGGAGAACAAACCGAAAAAGGTGGTTTTGGTCGAAAAATAAAATTTGATAGTGTCATTTGGGAAAAAGCGAAAGGAAAACCGATTGATAAACCGGCCGGACAAGATTTTGTAGAAATTAAAGAAGCAACTAGCCTTTGGGGATATCCTGATGGAACACCAAAAATAGGGATTGTAGAGTTTTCTGATGTAGAAGACAGAGAGGAGCTTTTAAATAAAACTTATCTATATGCAAAAGAAAACTGCAGACCTAAATTACAGCTAAAATCAACAGTTATATCTCAAGGACTTGTTGAAATTGGAGAAACCTGTACAATTATTAGAAATGATCTAAATATAAGATATAAAACTAGAATATTTAAAATCAAAAAGAATTTTTTAAACTCAGATTTAATTAGTTTTGAGTTTGGAGACAAGGTTGTTTTATCGGCATCAGATAGAATAAAAAACGATAACGAAAAAGAAGAAAAAAAACAACAGGAATTAGAAAGCAGAATGGAAAGCTTTCTAAAAAATATTACAAATTTCTATTTCAATGAAGACGGATACAACTATGAACTAAAAGCAAATAATGAATATAAATTACCTGCAGGTTACTATTCATTTGACAAACCCATTGAAGAAAATCCAACTAAAGTTGTTTATATGGGGGCAGGTAAGATATTAATAGCAGATAGCAAAAACCCTAATGGCGAGTGGAAATGGAGAACAGCTATAACTCCACAAGGAATAGCAGGAGAAGAGATAGTTGCAAACTCTATTACTGCAAATAAACTCTCCGCAGATGTAGGTCAGAGTTTAGACCTGTCAAGCAATGAAAGTATAAATAATGTTGTAAAAAAATCTGTAACAAGCGAGGTATCAAAAGTAAAGGTTGGGGCAAGAAACTTGCTACCAAACAGCTATTTTTTTGATAAATCAAAATGGCATACTTTTGGAGCAAAAAGTATAGAGTACAGTAAACTCAATGAAATAGAAAATTGGGAAGATTCTGAAAGTATAAAATTTGTTGAAAGAAATACAGATGTAAATAGCAACATACTAGCTTTTTATCTTTTTGACAATTTAAAATTACAAAATAAAGACTATGTTTTTAGCTTTGATTGTATAAACTTTTCAAATTTTGATTTAAAATTCTTCTTAAATGAATATACTGCAGAAGTAAAAGAAACAGTAAAAAGTAAAGAGCAAAAAAGAGTTGTTTTAAAAGCTAAAGATGTAAAAAAACTTCTTGTTGAAGTTTTAGA